CTCTTCCTCAACCAGCGCGTCAACATGGTTGCGGCTTTCGTGTCTCCGGGCGTGTGGAAGGCCGGCAACGGTGCGCCCGGAGAACTCGACGGAGTGGTCTATGGGGGATTGGACCTCTCCGCAACAACCGACCTCACAGCGCTTGTTCTCACATGTCGCAAGGACGGCGTGGTTCACGTTCGACCCTTCTTCTGGATGCCGCTCGACAGCGTTGCGGAAGCAAGTCGGCGGGACAAGGCGCCCTACGATGTTTGGGTCCGGGATGGGCTGCTCAGGACCACTCCTGGGAAGGTCATCGATTACGATTATGTGGCGCGGGACATCGGGGAAATCTGCTCCGGTCTCTCGATAGCCAAGATCGGGTTCGACCGCTGGCGGATGGACCGGATGCAATCTGCACTTGCTCGGCAAGGTGTTGAGTTACCGCTGGAGCCGTTCGGGCAGGGCTACATGAGCATGAGCCCCGCGCTGGATGCACTCGAGGCGGACCTGCTCAAGGAATGCGTCAGGCACGGCGGGCATCCGGTGCTCGCGATGTGCGCTGCGAACGCGGTGGCGGTATCTGACCCCGCCGGCAACAGGAAATTGGACAAGCACAAGGCGACGGGACGAATTGATGGCTTGGTTGCATTGGCTATGGCTGAAGGGGTGGAGGCGATGGTGCAGGAAGCAACTCCCGTCTCACCGTGGGATGATCCAAACTTTTCGCTGGTGGGCGCATGAAGTGGTCACTGCGTAAGGCCCTTGGCCTGAGTGAACATCGGGCGATCGATACCAACAGTATGCCGTGGGCGCGGCTGGTTCCCGGATGGGAGCAGGATGTCGTTCTTGAGTGCTCCCACGACGAAGCAATCAAAGCCACACCTGTGTTCGCGGCGGTGAACTTTCTATCGTCAGGGATGTCTGTCCTCGGGCGTGTCGTCGAAGAGTTCCAAGACGGCAAGTGGGTTCGCGTGACCGGCAAGCTCGATAATATCCTCAACGGCGCAATCAACGACGAGTGGGACGCCGACCGCTGGATTAAATATTCGTTCTGGCAGACGCTTACAGGCGGACGGCAGTTCACGTGGATCGAGCGCCCGAACGGGCAAATCCTCAACCTTTGGCCGCTCGACCCTAAGCGGGTCGTCGTCAAGGCATACAACGGCCAGACGACCTACCAATACAGCGCGCTTGGCGGGCAGACATTCACCTACCCTGCCTCCGACATCATCGACATTCCCTTCGCGCTGGAATCCGATCAGGTCCGGCATATTTCTCCGCTCAGCAAGGGCGCTCGGGCGATCTCTCTGCTTCTCGCGATGGAGAAATACGGAAGCAGGTTCTTTGCAGGTGGCGGCGTTCCGCCTCTCGCATTGCAGGGGCCGCTCCCGCAGGGACAGGAGGCATTCAATCGGGCGTCGGAGCAGATCCAGCGCGCGATCAAGATCGCAAAGGAATCAGAGCGCCCGTTCTTCCCGATGCCTCCGGGCCATGAACTGAAAGCTGTAGGGTTTGAGCCGGAAAAGGGGCAGTTGACGGAGGCTCGCCGGTTCCAGGTCGAGGAAGTCGCGAGATTGTACGGGGTTCCGCCGTGGTTCTTGCAGGACTTGAGCAACGCCAACTTTGCCAATTCCGAGAACCAGGACTTGCATCTGGTGAAGCACACGTTGGCTCATTGGGCGAATGCGTGGGAAAGTCAGATGAACCTCAAGATTTTCGGGCGCCGCGTGAACAATCGCAGGGTTCGCCTGAACATGGACTCGCTTCTTCGTGGTGATTTCAAGACGCGCGCCGACGCGATCGCCGGATTGGTGAATGCGGCAGTTTACACACCAAACGACGGGCGCGGCTACATGGGTCTCGAGAAGTCCGACGATCCGAACGCAGATAAACTCTACATGCAAGGGGCAACCGTCCCGCTCGGGACTCAACCAAAGGACACGGGAACGCCACCGCCCGACGTTGGGGGGACTAATGGAAATTGAACGCAGGGCGCTGACCGCGCCAGTTGAGGTGCGGTCGGATAGCCGCACGATCGCGGGCTACGCCGCCGTGTTCAACAGCGTTACCGACATCGGCGGGATGTTCCGCGAGCAAATCGCACCGGGGGCATTCCAGTCTGAAATTGGGAAGGACGTGCTGGCTCTTTACGGGCATGACCCCAAGCTGGTTCTTGGCCGCAGCACTGCCGGGACGCTTCGTATGGCGGAGGACGGCAAGGGCCTGTCGGTCGAGATCGACCTTCCCGACACCAGCACGGCCAACGATCTCCGCGAGAACATGAAGCTTGGCAACATCAGTGGCATGAGCTTCGGGTTCCGCGTGACCGCCCAGGAATGGGACGAGTCCGGCGACCTTCCGCTCCGCACGATCAAGGCGGTCGAATTGGCGGAAGTTAGTGTCGTCAGTAACCCCGCCTATCCCGACACGTCTATTGCGCTTCGCTCGCTTGAAGCGGCGCGAACCGAACAACCCGAATGTGACAGATCAGGAGTGGAGCGCTTCCTCGCCCGCTCGAAGATGACCGTCACCATTCGCAAGGCATCCGCAAACAAGCGGTAACAGCCCCTTTTGCCCTTGGGCAAGGCTCCGCGGCCCGTCGTGACGACGGCCCTTCCCACAGATGGAAACCCAACACATGGCAACTTCGGAACTTCGTGCGAAGCAGCACGAGCTTCTTGTCGATGCGGAGCAGGTCCGCAGCGAAATCACCAACGAAACCCCAGCAGAGCGTGTCGCTGAGCTCGAAGCTCGCTTCGACGCGATCATGGCGGAGCATGACGGCCTTGGCGAGCGCATCGAGCGCGAAGAGCGCCTTGAGACCGCCCGTGCCCAGCTCGAGCAGCGCGCCGAGGAGGCCCGCGCAAAGCGTCCAGTCGCTGGCGGCGAAGCGCGTGGCAACGGCAACGCGGTTACCGAGCTCGACGCATTCCGCGCCTACATGGTCTATGGCGCTTCTGGCCTAAAGCCGGAAGAGCGCGCCGTGCTGAAGGCGGTTGCAGCTGCGCCTGAGGATCGCGCTCAGGGCACCGGCGGCTCTGCTGGCGGCTACACCATCCCGACCGAGCTTGCGAACGAGCTGGTTAAGTCGCTTGCGGCTTGGGGGCCGATGCTCGATCCGGGCGTCACCCGTCAGATCGTCACCGCTGGCGGTCAGACGATCTACTGGCCGACTGTCAACGACACGTCGAACGTCGGTGTCCGTCTTGATGAGAACACCGCTGCCACTTCCGAGGGCGATGTCACCTTCGGCCAGAAGCAGCTGGATGCCTACAAGTATTCGTCCGGCCCGATCAAGGTGTCGAGCGAACTGCTTCAGGACTCGGCGTTCGACATCAGCGCGATCCTCAACGACCTCATGGGCGAGCGTATTGCCCGCAAGGTCAACACGGACCTGACTGTCGGCGACGGCTCGGGCGATCCGAACGGCATCGTTACCGCCACTTCGGCGGGCAAGACGACTTCGGGCACTGCTGCGGTCACGGCGGACGAGATCATCGACTTCTATCACTCGATCGATCCGGCCTACCGCTCGCTGCCGAGCTTCCGGCTCATGTTCAATGACTCGACGCTCCAGGCGATCCGCAAGCTGAAGGATTCGCAGAACCGCTACCTGATCGACGGCCTCCGCGACAATACGGCTGCGATCAACGTTGCGGGCATCTCGGTTCCCTACTCGGTGAACCAGGCGATGGCTTCGATGGCGACCGGTGCGAAGTTCTTGCTCGCCGGCGCCTTCGACAAGTACATCGTTCGCCGCGTGCGCGAGTTCGTCGTGCGCCGCTCGGACGAGCTGTACCTTGAGGCCGATCAGTCGGTGTTCGTTGGCTTCGCCCGTTTCGACGGCGACCTGATGGATACTGGCGCTGTGAAGCACATGAAGAACGCCTAACGGCGCTCGGGAGGGCGGGGTCTAGGCTCCGCCCTCTTACTTGCGGAGGCGTTATGCTGGTTCGCATTCTACAAAACATTGCCGGTCCCGACGTCGATCTTCGCGTCAACGACGAAGCTGAGATGGAGGACGCGGAAGCCATTCGCCACATTCAGGTGGGCCACGCAGCGCCCGTTGCCCCCGTGGTCGAGCGTGCCGTGAAGGCTGCCCCCGAAAAGCGAAAGAAATAACCGATGGCCCTGCAATACTCGGTCGCCGTCCGCAACGCGCGCCTCGATACGGTCGAGAGCACAACCGGCACGTCGGCAATTCTCAAGATCCGTTCCGGCGCTGCGCCGGCCAACTGCGCGGCAGCGGACAGCGGGACCGTGCTCGCGACCGTCAACCTGCCCTCAGACTGGATGGCGGCGGCGTCGTCCGGAACCAAGGCGATGTCGGGAACGTGGTCGGACAGCTCTGCCGACAACACCGGCACTGCTGCGCACTTCCGCATCTATGACAACGCGGGAACGACCTGCCATATCCAGGGCACCGTTACGGCCACTGGCGGCGGCGGCGACATGACGGTGGACAACACCTCGTTCGCCTCCGGGCAGAGCTTCAGCGTCACGACGTTCACGCTGACGGCGGGCAATGCCTAACACATGGCGCACGTCTGGGCAGACCGCGTAGCGGAGACCTCAACAACGACGGGAACGGGGGCGCTCACCCTTGCTGCCGCGATCACGGGGTTTCAGCGCTTCTCCGCCGTCTGCTCGGTCAACGACACCGTAACCTACGCAATCGAAGCAGTCGATG